CTTTGCTTGGCAGAGTAAATCCTTCGGCCGCTTTAAGTACAACGCCCTGGTAGATGAGTTTCCAAAACGCCTCGGAGCCACCCCCTAAAACTTTCTCCAAGTCTTGCAGACGATTGATAATCTTTTGCAAACGGGGAATCCCATAGATACGACCGTAACCACCACGCCGCTGCCGGCCCTCTTTGATATGGATCACACGCGAGTGGTGAACCTTAATCCGATTGGACTCTAAGTCATCAATAGAAATGTTGTAATATTCAGGCAGCCCAAACCGCTCCGATTCTTTATCCTGAACCAGGCTCGCCTCGTCAATGTCTGCATTGCCCTCATCGTGGACGGTGACGTAAAACAACTTGTTGGAATTTCCCTGCTTGACTTCTTCCTCTGGCCGGCCAGGCAAGCCCAGATAAATGAGCGAAAACCTCGAGAACCCGCACATCCGATCGGCCTCGTTGAAATTGGCCCACAGGTCATGGGTATCGACAAGCTCCAGGAATTTCTCTTGCAACGGGCCGGGCTCGTCGTCCTCATCGGTCTGCTTTTTTCCTTTTTCGAGTAGGATTGGATGTACACGCCAGGTCTCGTCGCTGACAGAATCCACCACCCTGGTGGCCAGGCCGTCACGCTCGTAAAGATTGAGATAATCGTTATAAGCTGGTTCTTTTTTGTACCCCAGAACTTCGTACAGCTTGCGCTCTCCGTTGAACGACTCTCCCAGGGCCGCAGCCATGCCGGCTCTGGACACAAGCGTATTATTCAACCTGAGAGCATCCGCGTTGAGTTTTTGTAGGGCTTGGACCTGCAACTGCAGAGCAGCCTTTGTCCCTGGTTTTGGTTTATCTGATTTTGCCATAACGGCCTGCCTTAGTTATTGATTGGTTATTTTTTATCGCGCCGGCGTGCTTCAACTACTTTTGAAATATGAACTCTTTCGGCGCCACTGGTGTACGTGTTTACAATCGTATCGTCAACGCTCATCACTTTGTGCCAATCAGAGAACACATCTTGTATAAAATCCCCTTTTTTCAAATCTGACTTACTGATTTTTTTTGTGTTCGTAAGGTCATAGCCATACTTTCTAGGGTTACTTGATTCTGCACCTTTGCCACCACCTTTGCCACCACCTTTCCCGCCACCGTGAACATCCTGAGAAGTCCCATCCTTATGCGGACCGGGACCGTAGTGGTGAGTTTTCAAAACAGACCGTATTCGATTTAAGTTCATTATTTCCTTCTTCCAAAAGTGCCGGCAACTCGTGGATTCGCTAATTCATTATAGCATCCCGAAGCCCCGTCTACCATATCATCGTTGGGAAGGTCGTCCTCGCCAAAAGAATGCAACTGCGCCAGGAACGGTTCATTCCAGGATCCACGTAACAATTTTACATTGCCGGCCAGCGCCTGGGCCGCCAATGGTTTCGCCCGGACAATCTTGTCGCCCTGGGGAGGAATGCCCATCGCGTCGAAGCCCTGCAGCTTCTTGACAAGAGAATAAGAGTCCCGTTTTCCACTGGCTCCGCCTTCCTGCTCCCAGCGCACCGCACACCGGGTACCATCGAACTGATCCTGCTTTGCCAGGTTGACCACGTTCTCATCGGTCCGCGCCGGCCCGGTGCGCTCATTCGTCACATCCAGAATATAGGTTATACCATTGACCAGTTTGCTTTTTACAGAGGCCGTATAGTCCGGGTCGGCGCCTTTCTTTTTTTTGGCTCCAATTTCCTGCTCGGTCGCCGCAAAGTCCCAGAAACGCACGACTCTCCCGCCGGCCGGCACTGCGTCCACGATCTCGAACCAGGCACGATTAAAGACTTTGCCGGCGCTCGGTTTGATTTTCCAGTTCCCGCCGCGCCTCGGGTCCCCGAGCAGTCGCTCACGGTCCACAAAGGATAGCGCCTTGAGATTGGCGATATAAGATGGATCCTTTTTTAACAAGACCTGATTGTCATAAACCGTGGAAACAATAAAGGTAACAGACTTGACATCATGCTCCGTTGCATCCGGGAACTCGCGCAGCAACTCTTCCCTCGAGTCGGCCCAGACAATCTCGTCATTGGAGCCACGCATCATCCACCGGATCACCCCGGACCGCTCGAGAATAGCGTACCCGTCATCGTCGATCCACCAGGCCAGGAAGTCGGCCAGCCAGCCCGGCTCCGGATTAGCCGTCGCCCGGATGTAGGGCTTCACACCGCAGGTCGACCTGTTACGACTGAACATATAGAAAAACTGAGACTCCGTGAAGGTCTCGAGCTGATCGAACTCAATCAAAGGTACCTGAGCAGATTTCCAGGCCTCCTTGTCCTGCTCCCGCTGCATATGACTAAAGGATATCTTAGACCCGGATGGAAATTTGAACTGCTTGTCGTTTTCGTTGGGGTTTCCAGATAAGAGCGGGTAGATGGTTTTCGCATCATCCCACAAAGCCCCCTCGTGCGTGATCTCCGGTATGGTACGCCTGAAGATGACTGCACCAAACCCGGGATTGTCAATATGCCTGAGAGGCTCTACCAGCAGGGCGTAGGTGTTGCTAGTCAGCCGCCGCCGGCCGCACCGCCATAAATGACGATATCAGCCGGCGACGAATGGAACTGCTCCTGCTTGGGTTGCGGACGAATGACGATCATGGTCGGGTCGGCAACATCAACGTCCCAGGCCTGCTGCACATCAACCGTCATTATTTCTCCCGTTATCCGGTAAGTAGACCATCACACCGACCTTCTCCCCGTCGCTCTTTATATCCAGGTTCTTGGGAGCGTCCAGCCCGAGTAGGTCGGCACGCCGGCTCGATATTTTCAAAAAGCGATCAATGGCGCCCAGGTGGCCATTGAGTACATCGTTCCAGATCCCAGACAGTGCAGCGTCCAACCGCACAACCTCGAGATCCACAATGTCCTGCGCTTTCTCCTGGTTCTGCTCGTGCAGCCGGCGAATCTCAGTCATGACATCATCGCAAGCGTACCGGTCGTCGTAATTCTTCGGAAGCCCTTCCTTTTTGAACTTAGCGATCGTCAATTGAGCGATCACGCGATAGGAATGCCCACCACGGCGCTGCTCCAAAACATAATTACGCCGGATGGCAGCGTCAATGATCTGCGGACGAGTCGCGTTTTTGACTTTCTTCTTTTTTTGGGTCGCCTTTTTAGCCTTTGGGTTTTGTGTTTTTTTGCCCTTCGAACTGGTCGCGCTCTTTTTGGGCCGGCCTCGTTTTTTCGGCGCCGGCTGCCCCTCGGTTTTCTCTTTCTTTTTAGTAGCCATATGGGAACTCTATCGCGGGTCTATTTTCTTGATTTCAATACCAGGAAAAGCACGCTCGGCACGCTCCAAATCCACCGCAACATACTCTGGGGTAAGCTCCAGGGCCAGGCACTGAAGCCCCTCATTCTCCGCAGCAATCAAAGTCGTCCCGGACCCCAGGAACGGCTCGTAAACGATCTTGAACTTATGGTTGCGCATCGGCCTGGCCATGCACTCCAGAGCCTTCTGGGTCGAGTGGGGAGTCTCCATATCCTCGTGCCCCCCAGGAATATCCCAGACCGTCGTCGCCTGACCGGGAAAAGTAAGCAGGGTTTGCTCTTCAATCTTTGCGACATATAAATCAGAGTCGGGAGTCCAGTGATCCACGATATCTGCCCAGATGGTCTGTTGCTTTCTCGAGCCGGCCCATTGCGCCTTTTTACCATGCCGAACAGCATACCAGCACGTCTCATGACGCCAGTGATAAGCACCACGCGAGATCGCAAACCTGTGCTTCATCCAAATAATCTGGGCCCGGATATCAAAGCCAACAGACTCGATGGCCCTCTGGGAAACAGAACTGTACGTGCCGGCGTGCCACAGATAAGCAACGTCGCCAGGGAATAAAGCGTAGGCCATAGCCCACGAGGCCCGGTCGTCGTTGGCAACCTTACCCATGCGAGGCGAGCGCCCACCCTTGTAATCATTACGCCACTCCGGCTCGTACTCCACTCCGTATGGCGGGTCACTGACCATGATCCCAGGGACATCGCCACGTAGCACACGGGCGACATGCTCTTCGTTTGTAGCGTCGCCACAATAAACGCGATGCCGGCCAACCTGCCACAAATCTCCCGGCTGCACTTTCCATTTCTTTTGAAACTCCACCGCCTGGCTTATAGTGGGATCCGCGTCCCGTGGGGGAGTGGGCTCGAACTCAAACCCCATCGCCTCGACCTCGGATTTTTCAAAACCGAACTCGACCAACTGATTCGGATCCTGGTACAGATTGCGCATCGCAGCCGGCTCGAACTCGCCGACAGCCCCCTTGTGTTTTAGGGCAATATACTCCCGGCGCTCATCCAAAGTGAAGGGACGATTGGCGAGCCTGATCTCAATCTCTTTGTCGACTCCGAAGCCCTTCAACATATCCTGCACCGGCTTGCGCTGGTGGCCGTCGACCAGAACCAGCGTACCATCTGGGCCAGGCTCCGCCTCGATAAGCTGGCTGTAGTTGAATTTCTGGATGCTCTTCTTGATCCGGCCGGCCTGCTCTTCGGTCGAGTGCCTGGGGTTGGGCTCCCAGGGAACCAGGTCACCCAGGCGAACCTTGACGGTCTGCCATTCGAGTGGGTCAAGTTTAGGTTGGTTTGTGGTGGGTTTCTTTTTTGCCATTGCTTATCTCCGTAAGTCAGGTAGGCCGGTGGATTTTATATAGTCGTGTCAAAAGCGTGCTTTCCGCCCTTTACTTTAATCTTAGTTCCTGCCGGCACGCCGGCTGCAGACAAACGGTCCAGCGACTTGTAGATGTTATCAACTCCACGATCGGCCCAATTGGAGTTGTCAACAACCTCTCCGGCACTGACTACCGAAAACTCCAGGTGATCACCCTTGAAATAAAAACGGACAAAATCATCCTGCACATCGTTTCCGGAATAAAACGCACGAATCGCTTGACCGTGAGATGGCATCGTCTCGGGCGTGAATACAATAGATCCCTTTCCTGGTCCCCGAACTCCAATAGCCCCCATCCCCGAAGAGGGGAGAGCTCCGAACTTATCAATTAGATAGACATCGGAGTCGTGAGTCTTTCCGTCCGGATCCCGCCAGGAAAACTTGCCTGATTTTTTTATCTTAGATGCACCCTTACCGCCGGCCTTCGCGGTCGTAGACGTAGAAGTTGAGCCGGCGCCTTTCCCGCCCCCGTGAACAGACTGCGGACTCCCGTCCTTATGTGGGCCAGGACCACCGTGAGACAAGACCAGACGCATGCGAGCCAAGGAGTTTCTACGCACCCCTGGATTTTGTGCAGAGCGCCAAAATTGGGAAATTCCAGACCCAGAATCAATTAATTCGTTGCTTTTATCGTGGATAGTCCATACAAGAGATTGAACGTTCTGAAACTCTAAAATCTCTTTCAATGCACGTTCCGTCCCTTTCTTTAGAGGTACCTGAACGTCAAAGTCAGATTCAAAAGAGTGCACCTTTACCCTAGCATAACCATAGTCTCGCAACTCTCTCTGAACAACACCACGTACCGATGGTCGAAATAACCCTTCCCCCGGTCGATGAGCATCAACATCAAATCCCTCATTCTCAAGAGCGATTCTCGCAGACATCATGTGACCATTGCTGCTGACTTCAAAAATTTTTCCAGACGGACTCACCCAGGCATTTTCTAAGTCATTATCCCAGGGCTCCACCTCTTTGGAGATTATGGATAATTGATCATCTAAAGCCTCAACATCAATAGTCCCACTCTCCCCCCCATGCACAGACTGCGGACTCCCGCCCGGATGCGGACCAGGCCCCAGGTGCTGAGTGCGCAGGACGGCCTTCATGCGGAGCAATTGAATACGAGAGGGAATAGGAGTAG